TCATATGCCAATTCGAATGGATCAATAATTGAATTAAATAGATAAATGAACCACCAGAGGTTTGGCGTACCATAATATTCATTTGCTATTAAATCCCATCGTTTTGCAAGATGTGTCGGCACAACAAATTCATCATAGTATTTAATATCTCCGACATATCGTTCAATAACTTCATATACATTCCATATATCATAGATTTTTATATCATCATAGGATATTACCGGAAATAAATTACTCATCTTGGTGGTGTTTGCCACTTTTATGTACCTCACCTATAATGATCAAATCCTCGATCCGTCGGCATTGGCTCAGTGCCGGACCTCACCTCGACTGGCTTTGGTCGTTCTATTTGTCTAATTTGAACTTTGCTTTCCTTTGATTGTACGCTCTTCAAAATATCATCTCTAAACATTGGTACCAGACTTGTAAACGTAACATTCACCTCTGCCCATAATGGATATCCAGCCAACACCATATTTTCTTTATCAAATACCGAAATTCGTTTGCGTTTGTCCTGTTGATTAAGTGCGCGCTCGATAAGTTTAGATCCCAGTCTGCCCGCAGTACCCGCATATTTATTAATTTCTTCAAGATATCGAGTTCCGATGCGTTCGGCTCCTCGTATTAAAGTCCGTTTACTTCGCTTTGATGATGTATGTGACATGGCATTTGCATAGGCGCGCCAAGGACCATGATATGTAGTTTCAATTGCCGTAATCGCGCAACGTTCTAAATCTAAAATTTGGTTTGAAAAACTAATTGACCAATAACATGGTGCAACCCAAGATACGAAACTGTAAGTATCGATGGATGCTGCGGCAGAACGCCTAAGAAAATTATATATTACTTGAAGATTAGATTTTGTTCCATCCGAATCCGTTGAACCCAGTGCGGATTCTATGGAATCCATAATATCTTGCATTTTGTTTTTGATGGTATTTATAATTTGATAATCTATTTTAGATGGATATGACAATGCACTCAATATAGTTGCCGGAACAACAACATCAAAAAGTGGATCCGATGTAGCAATTAGAACCAATGGAACTGTAATTTCTATTGGTTCACTTTCCGAATATGCTTTTGGTCTTACAATTCTACCGCCTCTAACATCCGATGTTATACCGTTTGCAATAGCAAGGCCCCAATGCCCCCAACCTATTAATTTATCTAGAATTGCCATTCCCATCGAATCTTTATCTTCCCAAGAATGCGAATGTGATATTGCAATTTCTGCTGCATTTACTAAACAAATATAAGTTCCTATAGATCGCTTTTTATTATAAACCGTATTAAGCATTGATTGACTGGTAACATTTTCTTTAGTAGAGCTGCGTTCGGCTTCTAGATTTTCTATATTAATTTGTCGCCATGCAGAAACTGATGTTGCTGGATCATATACTTTTCCTCGTAGCCAACAAAACGAATCTTCACCATATTCCCTATATAGTTTATCAACCAAACCATTGTTTTGTGGAATTTTGAAGAAGAATCCTTTATCTTGTCCTGTTAGATCAAAGGTTTTGATAGATTCCCCACTACTTGTTGTTTGTTCTGATGTGGTAACTCCAATTGCACCACCAGGGGATATTGTTGGTAATAACATCTATATCTCCATTATCGATTCGAGTCTAATATTGGCAATTGCCTACCAATATATATTGAATTATTGTCGGTTAAATTATTACCAACTGGTACTGGTACAACTAATGGATGAGATGTCCCGGCCTCTTTCGCGCCTTCTCGTGCGCCATTTCGGGCAGATTCCGCTACACTATTAGCCAATTCCTCTGGAGAAATATGCAGAGTTCGAATAGCCTCCAATATAGCTTCCCGGTCTTCCGGAGAAAGTTGCATATAATTTCGGCCGCGGCCTTCTTTAAGATATACCCAATAATGGGGTTGTATGCCCCATTCCTTTGGTACTCCAGGTATTAGATTTTCTGATAACATACGTACAAGGGATTGGTCCAGGGGTTCACCTGGCTTGATGTTTAATGACTCAAGTATTTCTTGACCTTGCCTGTCGGCTATTAAGCCTCTTGTGGCTTGTCTATTTAAATTGAGAGCTGTCTGTATAGCACTAAATTTTGATAAACCACTCTCCATCAGGGCATAGACGAGCATATTTAAAAAATCTTCATCTTTAAATAAACGTGGATTCTCTCTATATGTACGATGGGCAATAGCCAGCGCCTTTGATGGTGTTTCGGCTCTTCTTATTCTATTAAGCGGTTTCTTAATTTCTATAGCTTGAATACCAGGTATCATTAAAGCTATATTATATAAAGCGGCATCAATGCCAGAAATAATATTATACATGCGCGAGAAAAAAGATATTAGTACTGGAACAGCCTCCTTAAGAATATCCCACCCTTGAGTAAGAGCCCATTTCCCAAAGTCAGCTATATCGGCTGCTATAGGCTTTATATATTGATTCCAAAATTTAGGAATATCCTCTTCGATAAACTTTACTATCCGATTTGTAATGTCTTCCCAATTAAGTTCATTAAGATATTTCACCATACCATGGAATTTTTTGCTAAAGAACTCACTAATTTTATCCCAATATGTATATATAGTTGCGGCCACTAACCCCAATGCAAAGAGTGTTAGAGTTCCTATTACTAGTATAGGAATAAGTGCTACCGTTAGCGTGGCAACCGCCGATGCAATAGTAGTAATGATAAGCGGTATCATTGTAACCAAATATGTAAATATGCTACCAATTCTCGCAAAAATGCCACGTTTTTTATCATTTATATCAGACTTAATACCCGCAATCTCTAATTTCAATTTAGCTACAACTCCACCAAATACTTTATCATTGCTTTCTTTAATAACAGTGGTTACTTTCTCAGTGGCTTCATAGAGGGATTTGGTATCATCGGCCATCTTTGATAATACTTTATCTATTTCCATAGCAAGATTGGCCTTATCCTCGGCTTCTAATTTCTGCACCCATTTTGGCATTTCGGTATCTTTAACAGCATCGATTGCAGCTTGATGAACGCTCTCCGCAAGTTGTTTGGCAAGAGCCTCTTGCTCCTCTTTTGATGGCCCTTTAAATATATCTACAAGAGCTGCAAAGGCTTCTTTGGTTTCATTTTGTTCATCGCGTTTTAGCATTATATATTATATCCTATTTGAGACGATATATAGTTCCCAAAGATGGAATTTTACTACGACGCTTTATTGTAGATATTTTATTATCCATATTTTTTGTAGCCTTCTCTAATTCACGTTTCTCATTTGCTATTTCCATCAATATCAATTCATACAAACTAAACGCCTCATATACCGGCATATTATCAATCTCATTGAACGATATATTTCGAGTAGATGAAATAAAGTACTTCATCTTAAATATATCTGAAGCCCGAATACCGGCTGAAATAATATCATATATATTAAGAGATGAACTATTATCAAACGGCCGAACGAAAAAAGCGCGATAAGTCCTGTGTAAAGCGCACATCGACTTCTATTTCATTACCGCATGACTTACATAATGTATTTACTTTTGTTCGAATGCCATATTCCCGTAAGTCAAGAATATATTGTTCAAGCGCTTCTCTCGCATCACCGCTTAAAGGTTTCCACCCTTCTAATACAGACAGATATCCTGCAAATAAGATATCAAACATAGAGCGTGCTGCTCCGGTTTCGAGTTTAGGGTTCTGATATAGAAATTGTTCTATTTCCACTTCTTTTCGTCGGGTGGGTGGAGTGAGTATAATAGTAGTATCGACAGACCTCAGAGGCAATTCCCGCATAAATATATCCGTCGTTCCTTCAGGTGATTTTGTCGATAGTTCTAAGATTGATAATTTAATTTCATTATCTGTTTGACATTGTGAACAAACCCCACGCAATACTATATCATCTGATTTTGAATATGCCTTTAACATTAATAATAAATACTCTCTATCAAAAATATACATATCCAAAACATCATCACAACCTTCAATTATACATTTTCGGAAAAGAGCATCAATCGCTTTATTCGCAACCCTAATATCACCATCTTCAAACGCTTTTATTATAGACATAAAATCCTTAGTGGTCATAGCCTTAATTGTAATTGATTCGCCGCTGAATGGCAATGTTATAATATGTTCAGGATACTCTACCTCGGTATATTGCTTCAAAATTTTATCAAACGCACCATTGGTATTTTGTTGCATATCAATGCCTTTCTAATATAGGTTAACAAAAACGTTAATTGGATATTATATGCTTACCGATGCAGCTGCAGCGAAACCCGTATCATCTTGAGCTGTCCAATATGCATATGAAAATGTTACATCAAATTCCTCAGGACCGGTCTCTTCTTGGCTTAATGCAATTTCACCCACTGTTGCGGGCCATGCTTGCACCAACCGAATCGAAGTAATAAAAGTACCATCTCTATGCAATTGATGAACTTTAACATTATCTGATAGATATTGCGATGGAGATCCATATTCCAATTCAGCTGGATTATAACAACGGTCTTGCCATTCTAATAACGCATTGCGCAATGCATGTGCGGCATCCGCCATAAGCGTAACTGTCCAATCATCATATGTTGGATTGCCTGGTAATCTAAGCCTTAATCCTTGAAATGGTATTTCAACTAATTCTAAAGTTCTTGGTGGTAGTGTTGTTGCACGCGCATATATACTCTGTGATATAGCATCCCATTCACCACCTAATCCTTCAGGCGGAGCAATCTCAATCAAAAATAAATTTGGTCGAGCAAAATCCTTAACTTCATCCGAAAATCGTTTTGGCGTAAAACCTGCAATGCCTGCCATTGGCACTATCCTCCTAAATTTTAATCTGTCACAATTTCTGAGAATTCAATACCAGTTGCCGTGGCAATAAAAGTCAGATTGATTATCTTAATGGCATGAACTGGTTTAATATAAATATCTACAACTAATTCACCATTATCTACGACGGATGCTGGATTATTTGTTTCATTACAAATAACATTATAGTCGGTGATTCCTCGCTTACCCTGAATTAATGATAGATAGTGATCTATTTGCGTTACCAGTCGGGAGCGAGTAAATACATCGTTTAGCAAAAATAGAAAATCTTCAGCAAAATCGCGAATGGATTTTTCTATTTCGATAAATAGACGTCGAATATTAATCTCTCTGAAAGCACCATATGATGTTGACATTGTCCTAAAGCCATATATCATTACGCCCTTATCATTCTTAATAATAGGATTAATTCTATTTTGATATAGAGCATCACGTCTCGTTAGTTTAGGATTAACTTTAACATCTACTACATTTTCTATGATACCTCGAGGATTGCCCGCAGGTGCCCACCATAGAGCTTCAAGTCTATCATTTTTAACATAAGCGCCGGCCACATAACCAGCAACAGGCACCCACTTATATTCATTTATATAGATATCATATATCTTAAAATAGTTACCATATATGGCAGCATAATTTGAATTAATATTTAATGTATTAGATACATAATCGCTCATTGATGAAATTGGATATGCTGCTTCGGTATATGTTTTGGGCATCGACAATATAACAAACATATCTTTTCTTTCTTCAGCGATTGACACCAATTGTTGTTTCATAACATCGGCCAATCCTGGATCAATTAAGAGATCTACATCAAAATCTTCATTATTTGCTATTTCAGAATCAGATACCGAAATCATATTCGCTGTTGGTAGTGTATTTCGGTCATCAAGGCCGCCGCCCAGAGCAGTTTTAGGGAATGATACCGCATTTACACCAGTAGCAACATCATCACCTGCTATAAATACATTGATGTAGTTTGAACTATCATTAACTACATTCTTCGCAAATAAACTTTCGTTTCTCCAATCCTTTTCATTGGGATCTGTGGAGCATAGAAAATGCTCGGCTAAATTATCATTTTCATCGTATACCAAAAGAACAAATTGTGTTGCTGTTTCCGGACCTGGTTCCCTTGTATATTCACCTAATCGCGTAATATCAACATCATATGTAGAACTATTGATAACATCATCTTTTAGTAATGAACTACTAAGATCACCGCTTGTTGACCAGGTATAAGTATTTCCATCGGTTCCTATTCCAGATGTTGATGCGCTACCGGTATAGAAAGCTTCGCCTATTAATTTTTCATGTGCGGTGCTTGTAGCTTCTGATATCGACGTGCGAAGGGCATTCAATGTATCCCAATCTGTTTTGTTTATTCCCACAACGTCAATATCATTATAGAATGACCCGGTGCCTATGGCTGAGATATATAATAATTCTTCGACACCCGTCAAATCATCCATATCGGAATATTCTAGCGGAAAATCATCCGGTTCGATTAGGAGATGGGTTCCAGATACTGCACCTGCTGATGTTGGAACAGTTGTTGACCCGCTTGTATCAACAACCATGGTTGCGGCGCGGGCATTATCCCCTTCGCAACGGATGAAATATAATGTATTACCGTGATTGAAATATCCCTTGGCCGAATAATATGAATTTGATGTAGTTTCAATAGAAGTGCCACCGCCGGCTGACGGCGCCGCCGAATTCGTGGTTGTATCGGGTTTACCAAAGGTATCAACAAAATCTTGTTCATTAGTAACCAATGTTGCTTCATTGAGCGGTCCGCGTGTACTAACACCTATAATACACGCTGAAGTTGTACCTACTAACGGAACAACTTGCGATCTGTCCTTTTCTTTTATAATAATAGTAGGGCTTCGTTCCCCTTTTGCCATCACTGTCCTCCTCGTATAGCAATTACAGCATTTGGAGTCTTAAGCAGTAAATGATATTGGGCTTTCAAATAATAGGTCTGGTTTCATATATACACCCCATATCATTATTATATATAAGAAAACAGACTCATTTACTATAATAATTAACTATTTATATAAAGAAAGGCGGTGGATATCCACCGCCTTTCTAATAGAACTACTATGGATCTATTAACCAATAGCAGTTGATCCTTCAGTGATATTGCTACCGCTGCTAACGTAAGGAACGGTTGTGCTACCACCAGTTGTCGTCCAAGTACCCATGCTACCACCAAGGTCAACTGAAATGTAACGATAATAATTTTCAGCACCAAATAGGTTGGTTGCAAGAGCGTATCTTGACATTACGCCCATGCGTGGGTTGAACGAATCTTGAGAAGTTGCACGACTAAGCATTATTGGTACGTATGGGCAGAAAACTAAGCCGGAGTCGGCACCGCCGGCGCCCTTATAACCAACAATTGCATAGTCATTAGTGTTCTCATACATATCGCGATAGACGGTAAAGCGGCCGCAGCGGCCAACTTTCGACACGCCTACCTGAGCAGTATTAATATCTTCATCCACTACTGATGAAACGAATTCTGACATACTTTCCAGCATTGCGCAAACCCTCGGCGATGCAATAACCCAATTGCCGGCACCCCGACGGGTTGACCGTGCAATATCATTACTTGCAGCAAGAAGTTTGGTGTAGAAAGTACGATAGATTTCTTGTTCCCAACGTCCATCGGCTCCCGGACCACCACCAGTGGTGTAAGTCCAGGTATATGCGCCACCTGCTTGTGCTAATTGCTTGAGATAGTAAAGAACTTCTCTATCTATCTCAGCACCAATCTCATATTGGAGAGCATCAGCAATTTGGTCGCCAACACTTAGATTATGCATGGTTTCCAGGTCTTGATCTGTTTCAAGTGTCCAAAGTGCTCTGAGTTTGCGGCTCTTTGCGTAGATAACGCTTGACTGTACCGTAACGGTTAAGTCATTCATTTGTGCGCCCGAAGCACCGGCGATTTCAGTAGCACTTTCACCAAGACGCTCTGCTTCGTACGTCCAATATGGGCCAGAATAGCCAGAAACAGGTGCGGTTGATGGGGCCCCAATCTCATTACCAGCTGTCGCGCCATCTGCCGTTGTGCCATAGTGGAACCGTAATGCATATGCAAGTCCCACTGGGCCAGCCATTGGCTGAACAGCAACGAGTTCGTTGGTAATAAGAGCTGGGAAGATACGCCTTAGCATAGGCAGGACTATTTGCTTGTATCTTTCAATACCCGATATATCGGTGTCACCAACAGGAAAGCCGCCGGTTCCAACGGAACCAAATCCAGCTTCCTGAATCATTTTACGACCCGATTGGCTATTGAAGAAGCGATCGGTCGTATCAAGAATCTTCATGGTGTTCTCGCGAACATCCTTGTCCTTGATAGCCAACTCACCTTGTACAAGCTTGCCCCACTTTTCGTATAGCCGATGGAGATCGTTTTGAGTCCATTGAGGAATATTTTGGATTTCCTCTTGGACCCGTCTACGACGCGATAGTCTCCGATTCATAGACGACCTCCTCGTTACAAAAAGTTATCCTTATCTATTTTACTCCTTGTTAACGACCTCTCTGCCCCATTCAAATAGCAAAGATAGTAATTTCTGTATTTTTATAATATCAATTTATTTTGACATTACTGCATCAGCTACGACATCCCAATTAATAGCATCTGCACGCCAAAGATTTGACATTGTGTTCTTTACATATTGCCTGGCGTCCTTGATAAGCGTTTCCTTTGTCATTTCATCATCGACGAGATGACGTTCAAGATAGCTCGCAAGTCTCTCTGCTTCCGTTCTCCCGGATGTTAAGAATTTAAGAAATTTCTTAGTATAACTATCGCGGGACTCTTTTATTTCAACATCTCGTAATTTTTTGTCATCTGGGCCATTGCCCGTTAAGCGTGCGGCATATATCTCAACCGGATCTGGTTTTTGGTTCTCTCTAATAGCTTGTCTTGAATTTCGACGTATTCTATCGCGATCGACTGTTAAAGTGCCATCTGATAAGCTGCGACGTAGGCTACGTCTACCTGATCTCGATTCTCTTAGTGACCGACGACGAGTAGTTTTAGATCCGGTGGAATGCTGGATCAATGCATCAAAAAGAGACTCCCAAGAATTTTTTACCTCTTCGGCACTTTCCTTGGTTTCCAAAAGCTCCCGCATTTGGTCTCTATACTTAACGGGCAATTCACTAACAATCGTACTAATTGCCTCGTTCTTTTGTGCCTCTTTTAGACGAGTAGCAAAATCTAGTTTTTCTTCAATCAGCTTTGATCGCTTTGCTTCGCTTTCTTCAAGAGCCATCTTTAGCTCTTCAACATATGATGCTGCTTCCGAATCAAGTCCAAGTGCGCTTTCAGCAAATGCGGTCCTAATTGAATCTATAATTGGCTCAAATGTTGCTACCTTAGCTTCGGCTATAAGTAGATCTTCAGGAATAGCATTATCAATGTAAAACTCAAGATATTTCGAAATGTTCTCGACCAGTTTTGCTATCTCTGATTCATATTTCCTCTCTGTCTTTTGCTTATATGCTGCTAGCTCTTCGTCAAGAATTTTCATTACTTCTTCAACGTTTTCTTCGAAAATCTCCGTTGCTGCATCAGCTGCTTTGTCGGCAATTTCGGCCTCCGCCACTTCAACGGCTGCAGCAACTTTATCATCAACCTTTTCATTGAGTACTTCACCGATAAAGGCTGTTATCTCATCGACAATCTTATCAGATACTGCATCCTTATCAAAGGCGGCTATAAGCATGGCCCGAACTTGCGTTTTAATTTTATCCATCGCTCACCTCATTGTTTGGTTCCGTGTCGGGTTTACTATCTGCTTGTTCTGAATCTATATCAAACATAAACCGTGCAGTATCTGCAACTCTGTCAACGATACGATCTTCGATCTCTCTGGTCAGAAAACTTTCTGCCCCGGCATAATCCCCCGACTGAATGGCATTCACAAAATTTTTCAAATTTTTTTGATCTGCACACATATAGCATTCTCCTCAATAGATATATATAGCGTTACTTAGTAATTTTCTGTAAAAATTCTGAAAAAGTAGTAAGTTTTGTTTGATTTATATTAGATTTAGGTAGGTTTGCCAGTGCTTCCTCAAACCAATCATATGCTTCCTCTATAACTCGAATTCTTCCATCCTTGCTTTCTTGAATAATATACTCTTTATTTTCTCTCACTGCATCAATTAGCGCATCCGGTTGAGATGGCGTGCCCACCAAATCATAAGCTATAATATCATAATCAGAGACAAAATCTACATTATTTCCAGTATTTTCATTCTTCCTCTCATTCACAACACCAAGACCACGAGAACTAATACCAATAACAACATCGTCATTTATTAGAGTAGCTCCAATTTTTCCAAGAGGAGTGTTTAATAATCTTGCTTCTCCAATGACAACATTGTCTTTCCAAAACAAGCGCTCAACGATATGAGATGCTCGTTCCAGATTAATCGATACACTTTCTGGGTGGTCTAATTCACCAAGTGATTGTTTCTTTGCAATCTTATTGACAGTATATGCCTCTACTGAAACATCTAAAACCGATTTGGGATATACGCGACCATTCTGATTCTCTATATCCGCAAAGTGAAATGGCCCCCTGAATCGCATTATGGGGGCGCCATTGCGTTTTTCGTTGATAACCTCAAAATCGCTAAAAGATAGCATTTCTGTTAAAAGCGTTCCTTTTTTTAGTGTCATGGTGTCCTCCTACTAACCACCAGCAAATATTTTTAGCGCGGCCAATATTAATGAAATTATGCTGGCTGAAATCGAAGATATTAATGCCAACATGACTTTTCTATTTTTGCTTGAGCCGCGTATCTCCGAAAGTTGTATTTGTATTGATTGTATTCGTTCATCTATGGCATTAAGCCATTGATATATTTTTTCCACATCCTCTTGAGTTAATGGGAAAAATTCCTTGTGTTTAGACATATATAATTGCAGTACATTAGTAACCAATGCCGAAATTTGATCGATTTCCTTCTTTGATAAATCTCGCTCTTTGTAAAATTCAGAAATTATATCGCGAACATAAAGTTTAAAATAATTCTCATCAAAATTAGCCAGAAATCCTATATGTGATGATCTATTACCTTCGACCATAATTTTCTATCTTACCTCGTTGAAGAAAAGGCAGTAGCAAATATCCCACCCAGTAATACCAATCGTACAAGGGTGGATATTTCCCCAGGGCCATCTAGTTTTCCATTCTCCGGATTTTTGATTCGATTAAGTATTTCATCGTCATTCATATCCGATGTTAGTATTTCACATAGATTATTAAAATCTGAATCAATAATGATAGTATTGTTCGGAATATACAATAGAATTCGTCGCGCGATTCGCTTCGAATAAATATTGCGTATAAGTGCGTATAAGGTCTTCACATAGTAGCGCATCGGCCCCAACATCAATAATAATGGTATCATATGTAAGCGATTCCAATGGAAAATCTAATACAAATTCTGGAGTCGCTTTATGAAAATATTGGGTTTCCTCGCGCATACGCTTAGAACGTTCTAAAAATGCACCATTACGAGTTATTATAAGGTTCATCTACTATAAACCCCCAGTTTTTAAAACTCCCTTGATGGAATTTCTGATATAATAAGTGTTGGAATGGCATCATAGCGAACATTCGGGATAGTATCATTATAGTGATAATTACTGCACATCGATACCCACAATTCCCACCCGAATTATTTATATAAGCATTAAATGTTACTTTAATAGTATGACTACCAGCTGCTAAATTATCTAAAACATATGTAAAATCACATATTCGAGGTAAACGCCCACTGGCAGGTCCCGCTACACGCGTCCTAAATACTACTACATCATCGACATATAGAAAAAATGCTTTACGGGTACCTTCAGACATTCTCGCTATTGCATGAAAGGCAACTTCTATCGGGCGACCATGTGTTGTTATAGTTTCTTCAAATATTGTTTCTTCGCCGCTTGCCCCAACTACAATATCTTCGAAGTTTGTCTTTTCAAACTTTTCTATTAATATCTTTTGCTCTAAGAAGCCTGCTTGTGTATCATCCTTATCCGCTAATACCATACCTGGCTTTCTTGTTGAAAAACTTACATTTT